CAGGCATCAGCTGCATCAGGCCGGTGGCGCCCTTGGGAGAGACTGCGGCCTGGTTGCCGCCGCTCTCGGCCTGCACCACGAGATTGACCAAGCCCGGCGCGCCCGTGTTGCCCTTGCCGCTGAAGATGTTCGCGGCCATGTTGCCAGCCATTTGGTTGGTGACACTTACCTGTAGCACGCTACGAGCCTTCTCCTGGGCATCGGCGCTCATGTTCTGCGAGTTGGCAGCGTAGTACTGCTGGGCCTGCACAGGGTCCTTGGTGGCCAAGCGATTGATCACGTCAACCGAAACCTGGCTGTTGAACTTCTGCTGCTCGAGCAGGATGGCTTCGGCTGGCATGCCCTTGCGCTTGCCCATCTCACCGATCACAAAGTTTCCCTTGGACTGGTAGTAGGCCACCTGTTCGGGATCGTTCGCATACTTGGAGGCAGCATCGGCCGAGGTCGCGATATTGGCCTGATCAACCTGGTCGTAGTACTGGTTACGCTGGGTGAATTCGTAACGGTTGAGCTCCTGGTTCAGGCTGCCGCGCTGGCTGTTCACGATCCGAGCGAACTGGTCTTTCTGGCGCTGATTGGTCAGGCTCTCACCCAGCAACTCGGCCTGCTTATCGAAGGTCGGCAGGGTCTGGTTGGTGATGTCCAGAGCATCTTTGCCGGTGCGACCGTACACGCCGCCATCCGGGCTGAACATCAGGTCGAGGCGATGCTGGGAAAGCTTTGCCTCGGCATCCATGATCGCAGCGTTGTCTGCCCGCTGAATTTCTTGATCAGCAAGCTGGCCGACAACCCTCGAAGCGGTTCCGAAAAGCTGAAGCCCCGACTGATCGGGGCCAACACTGCGTACTTGAGGGGCTGAAAGCGCGCGGCTCTGCACCCCCGGTAGATCTTGCGATGGGACTACAGGCACGGTGACCCCCTTATGCGTAGGCTTGATTGTTGTTCAGAAGGCTTCGGTTGCTGCTCAGCGCTGCGGTGGTTCCGGCGCCACCACCACCAAACATGGACAGGCCACCGCCACCGAAGAACGAGCCAGCGCCCTGCACCACGCCGCCCAGCAGGCTTGATTGCTTCGCGGTCTGACCCTGCTGCTTGAGCCGATTGGCATTGCTGAAGCCCTGAGCCGCCTGGACCTTGTAGCCATACGCTTCGCGGGCGGCGTTGTTCTGAATGGTCAGTGCGTCGAGTTCACCGAGCGCTGCGGTATCTTCCTGCAGCACGGCATTGCTGCCTTCGTTCACCAGCCCACCATTCGCCGCCTGAGCAGCACGCTGAGTGCCGATGTTCTGCCCAATGCGCAAGCGTTGGATATCGGAGTCATACCGGCCCCGCGCTTGAGCATCGTTGGCCGCATCATTGGCGTACATGGCGTTGGTTCGCGCATCACGCGCTGCAGCGTTGGCCTGGGCCTCCTGCGCTCTACCCTGCTGCATGCCGCCAACTACGGAGAGCGCGACGGGAATTAAAGCCATCCAGCACATGATCACACCTCTTTGGTCATCTCGAATTGATAGAAGGGTAGGCCTTTCGGCCCGTATGGAACAGCCTCGCCAAATCGGAAGCCGAGCCACTTCAGCCAGCGGATAGCCGAAGAATTTCTGGCGTCCACGTAATTGATCAGCCTGGAGTGACGATCAAGCATTTCCTGAACCTCTGGTTTGCAGACCTTCAGGAAGGATCGCGCCCTGCGCTGTACGTGCACGGTGCTGATCAGCCAAGGCACACCGATCGATTGCTGTGCATCATGGATTGCATCGCCGAACACGGCCACCACCTGGCCAGCTACGACTATCTTGCTGGCCTTGCAGCTACCACCGAAGCACATGCGCAGACCATGCACCATGTCGATGCCAAGAGCTCCGGTGATCTCGTCGACATCAGCCTCGCGAACGATAGCGGCGATGGATTCGGCCTCGTCAACAGAAACTGGAAACACTTCAGCTTTCATCAGTTTCTCCCGGCAATGGTCAGTTCAGGGATGATACCGAGAATGGTCAGCGGAAGCGGGTCGATCTGCCGAACGAAGACCTGCCCCTGAGTATCCCAACTGTTGTTGATCAGCACCTTGCCGACGCCTGACAGCATGTCTGTAGGGCTGTTGTAATCCTCAATGTCGCGCTGCTTGAGCTCAAACATATCATCGGCGTCCTTGCCCACGAAGATGCCGCGCGACTCGTCGACCACGATCGATACGCTGCTAACTGTCTTGTGCTTGTCGTTCAGCGTCTCCTGCCCCTGAACGTTGATCCGCAGCGTTTCCAGGTCGGAGACGTAAGGCAGACCGATATGCACAACGGCTGCGTGATTGTCGATTGTCACAGATCCACCAGAAACGACCAGATTCACAGGCTGGTTATCCAGGCCATTGCGGCTCACCACGTTCCCGTCCGCCAGTATGGCAACGCCACGCCCCTCCAAGTGCGCCAGCCCTGAGAATGTGCGCAGCGCTATCGCCCAAGATGTGACTGGCACATCGCGCAGTCCTTCAGGCACAACGCTTTCAGGTTGCACATCGACTTCCCCGGCAGAGACATAGCCAATGATGTTCAAGCGGACGACGTTCAGCGTTTGAGGGTCGCGCATATGGATCTGCTGGCCGACGGACGCAGCACTGAAGCCAGCACCGCTGGAACTGCTGATGGTCAATGTCTCTGGATACTGCCAGTCAGTGCCATTGCTCAGGGTGTAGGTGGTTGCCGTCGTGTTCCAGCCTTTGTAGCTCAGGCCGCAATCAACGAAATAAGCCTGAGTGACGTCGCGCTTCGTGCTGTTCTGTATGTACGGAATCTGCCGCTGTTCCATCCGCTCCAGATACCGGCGCTCAGCACCATTGACCAGACGGCGGACGCACAGATACACCGCATCTTCGCGGCCTTCTGGAACGCACGTGACCGACTCGACAAAGCCGTCAGTTTCATGGCGGTGCCACGCAACCACATCCTGATTCTTCAGGTAGGTCAGCCCCAGCAGAATGCCGTCAGAACGCACGGCCCACACGATGGAGTCCGGCAACTTCTGGTAGGTCCAGTCGGTGATCTGGTAGTCCCTGAACAGGTGGCTGCTCCAGATGGTCAGGTCGGCGCTGGCCAGGCCATCCGCTTCAAGCGAGTAGTTGAGTGCGGAAACCGCCTGTCCTCTACCCTGCAGATAGAGTGCTGTGTCGTTCAACGTCAGTGGCGGGATGGTGGACGAACCGTTGTAGGACTGCGGAACACCGTTGATGGTCTTGGCGGTGAATCCGGAAGCAGCGCCCTGGATAAGCCACTCGGCACCCGAGGTCATGGCCAGCAGGGTACGGAGAGGGAGGTAGTTCAGGATGCGGTTGACCTCGGTGCTGGCCATTGTCCAGGTAATCGCATCGTCGTCCTTGGATGGCGTCGAGTATCCGAAGTTGTTGAATACCCCTGTGCGGCTGAAATAGCTCGTCTGAGGCTTGTTCAGCGTGCCCCCGTACACCTTGCGCTGCTGGAAGTAACCGACTGCGCCAGGGTAGTTTCCTGCGCCCACGAATGGGTCCATGCCGGTAGGCGGCCCATCGCCTGCTGTTGGCACGATGTTGCGGTCGGTGAGCGTGGTGGTCGTGGCGCGCCCGGCGAATGCATAGACGCCAGCCCCTGAGCGGTCCTTGTAGACGTTGTAATAGGTCGCCCCAGGCACCGCATCCCAGGTCACGGTCGACGTGTAGCCGTCGCTGTTGTAGACGGTGACCGCATTCGAAGTGACTGGCAGGGATTCTTCCAGGCTGTTGGCGTCGTCATACACCGCGGTGACCTGATACTTCCAGATCTGAGTGGCGCCCGTACCAGTGGCGCCGGTTGCCGTCGCGCTGGCAGGGGCCGCAATAGCTGGAAGATACGTCGCCTCGGTCAGCGTCCAGTTGTCGTTCGCAAACCGCTTCAATTCGCGCGGGCGGTGATTGGTGTGCACGATCGTCATCACGTCGGCGGACTGCGTGTAGTTGATCTCCAGTAGTTCGGCCAGCGTGTACGGGGTCACCAGCTCAAATGGCGAGTTGCCCGACATGACGTACGCGCCATTGCGCACCACGCGCATCCGGTAGTTGCTGAAGACGAGCACGCAGGCATCGGAGATGTTGAACTTGAACCGCACCAGACGGACCTGGCTACTGTCTCGTGTCTCGTCAACAAACTTTGTTCCAGGACGGTTGCGAACGCCGCCGTGCTGCATAACGAGGAAGTTCTTGCAGGTCTTCAGACCGATCTGGTAGCGGGCGAGGTCAACCCGCGCATCCAGAGTCGGCGACATCTCGCCCGAGGCGAAGCTGGGTTGCAGTACTGAGACACCCATCAGCGATACCTCCAGGGTTCGTGGTAGCACATGCCCGCGCCCCGCGCGGCGGTGTACTCGTCAAGCACATCAGTGGTCCGGCTCGATTGGTTGAGCGCTGCGGCCCACGCCTTCTGTGTGGCCTGCTCGGCCATCTGCATTGCTGTTTCAGTAATCGTTCGGGTGTTGGTCAGCGGCATGGCGATCATGGCCGCCAGCTTCCACGATAGGGCCTCGACGAACAGAGCCGGGAACCGCCCCGTGTCTTCGACTCGGCTGATGTACGCCAGCCGGGCCTCACCAACATCGGAAAGAATCATCTGACCTCCATCGCCATAGCCCACCTCGAAGCGCTGCTGCAGGTCGCTTGGCAGGCGCAGTGCTCCAGGCGCTCCAAGGTACAGAACGCGTACGCAATCACTCGGATACTGGTAGGCATAGGCCCAGCCATCGGCAGTCACGGGGAGTGGCGCCAGTGTCTCGTAGCGCGTTGCGAACGGCCATTCGAAGTCCGCCAGCATGGAGTCACGCGCCAGAGGGTAGAACCGGTTGCAGACATTGGCCTGCTTGCTGCGCTCTTCCAGCCCGGCGACCGTCTCGGATGAACCGATGTTGCCCAGCGCGAAGTTGTAGATGTCGACTTGTGCGGTCATTTCTTACACCTTGGCCGTGTGGCCTATTCAAGCGCCACGGTAGCGGCGAAAACGATCTGTGAACTGCAGTTGAAGATCTTGATGGTGCCATCAGTGCCAATAGTCACTCGGCTGCTCACCACTCCCGCAGCAGATATGCTGGCCACAGGCACAGCGACCGGCAGTGGTGGGCGGAACCCCGCTGGTAAGGTGGCGAGAATTGTGCCATCAGTCGAGGTGCCGCCTGATATGGCCATCTCAATCTGAAGCATGCCCAGGTTCTTCCGGTATGACGCCCTGTATCCTGGGATCAGTGCCCAGCCGTTGGCGAGCGTCAGCGACGTGAAGGCTGTACCAACGATTGCAGACAGTGAAGTGATGTCCGAGTTTGCGCCACGGGCTGCTGCACTCAGCGCAGCCAGCGCGCCTGCTGCAGTGGTTGCACCGGTACCACCATTCGCGAGTGGAAGCGGTGAGACGACCCCGCCAGTCACCCTGCCCTTGGCGTCCACTGTCAACAGAACGTAGGTTCCAGCAGATACGCCGGATGCAGCCAGAGTCAGCGCAGCAGAGACATTCCCCGATCCATCAAATGTGGTTGACCATGTCGCATCACCGGTAGCCTGAATAGTTCTTGGCGTGTTGAGCTTCGATGCCGATGCAGCGTTCTCTGAGGAACCTAGGGCGCCCAGCGCTTGCCGACCGGCCTGCATGCCTTGAATGGTGTTGCTGAGCGAGGCCAGCAAGCGTCCCAGGTCGCCAAGGTCGTAAAGCGCCATGTTGCCCTGGCTGTCGGTGAAGTAGAAAGCCTTGTTGGCCTGCG